GGAACCAGCTCTTTTACGAGTTGAGCTCTATTAATAGCCATTAGTTACTCTCCTTCGACTATACAGCGAATACGTTAGTTGGGAACGAAAAATACCCACGAGCGTTAGCACCAATGCTATTACTCGGGGAATCTACGAACCTATTCAACAACGCTATTCCGCTACTTGTTGTCGCTGTTACACCTTCTTTGGATCGGCCATTGTTAGTGCTGCCAGCGGTTGTTGAAATCGTATATTTAGCACCAATAAAACTTACGGCTGGAGTGCCGGCAGTAAATTGTGCTTCGTACACGATTGCAGGATCGGTATATACATACGCTTCGACGTCTGCTGAACCCAGCGTAGCTGTTGAAGCAGGGAAGAACGTAGAGTATGTAGGAGTACCGTCGGTTGCGGTATAGAAACAGCCAGCAAAAACTCCTGCTGGTGTGCCTGTCGCAGTGCCTTGGATAACGTACCCAGAAGATAGGTTTACAACGTCTCCGTTGAAGATAGCAGCTGAAGTGCCACTAGCAATACGCAACTTCTGAGGACGAATCGTTCCACCGTATAGGTGATAGGCTGGAGTGAACCCATTAGGGGCGTCAGTATTAGCCATGATTTAATCCTCTAAGGAAAATGATGAATTAATCCGTAGCCTTTTGTCGGCTTCCGAATTCCACTTTTGTGCTTCTCCTCATATCGCTCTGTCGGAGCGGCATTCTTGGATCAGCTTCTCGCATCAAATCATTATCGACACCTTGAAGTTGTTCTGCAGTCTTACTGTTATAGTAATAGTTGCGTTCTTCAACAGTCTCTTCAGGAATTTTAGCGAGAATTAAGCCACCAACACCTATTACGCCAGCGTGTTTACCGTCCTCAATCGTAGGAGCATCAAAATCAGGATGATCTTCTGCTCTTACTGGCTCGAATCCTTCACGAATACGTTTAGACATATTCGCTCTATCATCGTGCCCTCGAACTTCTGCACGAACCCACCTGTGCTTATAGCCAGCGGGAGCTTCGGGAGCGTCTAACATAGATGGCGGTTGCCATGGTTTACGGCGAGATTTCTTTTCTCGGGTTTCAGCAGATCTGGAGGTACGATCTGTCATTTTCATCTCCTATACAAATTTTGCGTACTCTTCAAGAGGCACACCGATTCTTTTAGCTATTGCTACCTGTGACGGTGTGAGCTTCACATTGCGTGCTCCTTTTTTAACAGCACCAGCACCTCGGCTAGATCCTGCTACAGAAGACTGCACGTTCTTTTTCCCTTCGGGAAACTTGTTCGGAAAAAGTTCTCTAATTTCACTGTCTACTCTTTCGTAGTAGTAATCAGAACTAGGGGGAACTCCCTCCTTTAATAACTTTTGATGGATACCCATAGCTGCATAGGTCATACCATCATCTTCACCAAACCAAGCATTTTCTGAAGCCCATCTCTCTGCACGAGGATCAGGAGCAGCTGGTTGTACATTAGTCGCCTGTTGTGGAACAGGTTGAGTCTGTTGAGATGTAGACTGAACAGACTTTTGTTTTGCAACTAATCTTTCGGCATTTTGCGCTTCTAAAGAAGTTTTAGCAACTGCCTCAGTAGCCAAAGCGATAGCTTCTGCGTCACCAAGTTCTTGAGCTTCTTTTAACGCTCGTCTAGCGCGTTCTTTATCAGAAGCAATACGAGCAGAATATTCCGCTACTAACGTTTCATCTGAAGACCGTAACTTACTCTGTAAGCTATTTGTTTGTTCAGACATCTTCTTAGCAAACTGAACAGCTTCGTCGCGTTGGCGTTCTGCTTCCCGCATACGATAAGTCAACTTATCTATACGCTTTTTAACACCGTCGCTATAATCCTCTAACTCGTCAGTCTGAGGAGCTTCGACCTCAGCTTCGCTTGTATCGAAGTCTCGTTGTGGTTCTTGCAACACATCCGCTTCGCGAGGATCTACTTCTTCATCAGGAAGTTCTAGTTCAATTTCTTGAGACTCAGCCATTTAAATCACCTTATTGCAGAATATCTTCTGGGTTGTTCACAGTAGCTAAAATTTCATCATCATTTAAAAGACGCATATCGCCTCCTTCGATGTTAAATCTAGCTCCTGCATAGCGACCGAAAATTACCCAATCGCCCTCTTTACACCATGGGCCTTCAGGAAATTTATCAGAGTCGGAATATGCATCTGGGCCTTGTTTGACAACAAGCCCTACGATTGTAGCTATACGCTCTTTATCAAGAGTTTGTTTAGCCATAAGAATGCCGCCTTTTGTTTTCTCTGGTGGAGAAAACGGGAGAATCAACATCCGATACCCTGTAGGGTTCGGTAGTTTATCTGCGTGAGAATCTAAATTCTCAGGAGTAAGAGACTCCTTCGGAGGATCTAACGGCGTATCAGATCCAAAATTTAGTACACGATCGGGGGTAGCCCCAGTTTCAAGTTCAGTCGTCTTCGACATCTTCCATCCTTCCATGCAGGGCGGTTATCTCTTGTTCAGCAAAATTAAGCCCTGAAATTTCTCCAACTATTCGTTGGTACTGAACATAGTCTTGTGCGCCACCAGCGGCGAGTGATTGCGTGAGATCATTTTGTCTCTCACGAAATTTGCGAAGTAAAAACTCCGAATACTTAATAAAGTCCATTAGTTGACGTAGCTAGTAAAATCCAATCCTTTAGTAGCTGCACCTGTGCCTTTTGTCCTTACTTTCTTTCCAGGAATACTGATAGTTTTTTCTGCCAACACTGTAGCTTTCGCAAAGCCTTCGTTAGAAGGCTCTGGGATTGACGGTTGGACACCGGCTTTTTGAGTCTTAGGGGACGGATAAGGCATCTCCGTTGATCTAAGATTTCTCACTTCTTTTTGCTCCGGCTCTTAACTTTACCACCACGCTTCATGCCTCCTGGCTTTTTCATTGGCATTTTCTTGGCGCTTTTACCACCCATACCCATTTTCTTAGGCATCTTTTTGTTTGTCTTGTGTCCAGGCATTTTAATCTCCTTCAGAATACAAGTTGTTAAAGGTCACATTCGGATCCATGTAGCTATCGTCAATCTCTGCACTATGTACATGTTGACTAGGATAAAAGTCTGGTGCTCCAGAACCTGTCTCCCATAACGCTGGGTTGGTCGCTCTTACACGATTATTAGGCAACGCTACAATATTGCCTGTCCATTTCCCAGCATCTGTAAGTTGTATCAAATGACTTTGTTTATGTTGTGCAGGATCGTCAGCGATATCGTTTCCTGTGTAATCAACTGTAAACAAATACTTCCCAGTATGAAACTCATTATCAATCTTACATAACCAAGGACTAGAAGATACACGATCCATAACAATAACTTCATGGTCTCGTGAACTACAGTCCCAAGGTTGCGCTAAATGAGTAGCCATCGCTTCTGGCATTTCCTCAAGCATCGCATCCGCTACTAGAGCCGTAATAGGCATTCGTGCCCACATCGCTCCTCCGTGAAGATTCTCAGAATCTTCTTCCTCTCCCAATTCGTACCCAGTGAATACAACTTGGAAAGATAGACATCTATCAGGGATAGTATTTACCGCAATCGCTATAGCATGTAAATACTCTCCGTGGTAATCTAAATGATTGTGTGTGTATTCTTTTCTAACCCAGCAATTAAAGTGTGGAATATTGCTGATTAGATGTGACATAAGTTATTGCTCCCTGGACTCTCGAACGATCTTAGCGATTTCAGTTAGATTAGAATCTATTTCACGATCATCTTGCATTTCCGCTTTTTGTAATTCAGCGGCAATACGAACGTCTGTTTGTTCTTCTTGAGATTCAATACGCTCTCTTTCGAGCTGTGCTTTACGCTCAGAATCTCTATCACGCTGCTTGAGTTTTTCGAATTCTAACTCTAACTGCTGTTGGAACATTTCTCTTTCTGGGTCTTGCTGCTGCGCTGCCATCGCTTGCGCTAAGGCTTGCTCTTGACCTGTAATCTGTTGAGTTACTTGAGCAGCCGCTACAGCTATTTGACTTTCTAACTCTGGAGGCAACTGAGGCATCTGACCATCTGGTCCAGGTTGAGGTAATTCGATACCTTGTTGTGCCAACATCTCCTCTACTTGTATACGATACTTTAGAGCTTGGTGCTCTTGTATGTGAGCTTGTAATCCTGCCATCGCTTGAGGATTCTGTTGCGTTTGAGGATTTTGCATAAATGCAATATGCGCTTGAACGTGCGCATCGTGGTTTTGTTGAATAAACGCTTTTAGCGGCATCCCCATAACCGAATCCATATTTTCTTGAATAGGGTCTTTCGGGGCTGGGGCAAAGTCTGGCATTAAAATATCGTCGATATCTTTAATGTTCAAAGCGATATACATCTTGCGATACGCTTCTTTCATGTTATGGATCTGAGGGGCACTCTGAGCCATTTGAAGCTGTGTCTGCGCTAAAATAATCCGTTGGGTAGTGCTAAAGATATTGGGATCACAAACAGGAATAACATCAACACTATTATTAAAATCCTCAGCAAAAACTGTTTGTTGAGCGCCCTGTACTTGGTAAGGATACTCTGGAGGTAAGTATTCACCGAATAATCTCTTTAGTATTTTAAATTCGTTACGCTGTGCGTAATGCAATCGTTTATGGATTGCAGAAATTACTTTCTGTCCTTTTTCTAATAACGCAACAGTTGTACCTACAGGAGCATTAGAATTAGCGTCCCCTGTTTGATTATCCATAACGGATGCAAATCGTTGCCCAGATTCAACTAGTAACCCTAGTAACTGGGCTAATGTCGCACTTGGTTCTTTATACGGAAGCGGCAAGAACGACTCTCGAATAGTCCCCCCAGGAACATCCACATCTCGCCATTCTCCTGGCTGTACAGGATCATCCGATCTCTGTATATTTAAACCACGAGCTTTGAAACCAGCTGGAAGATTAGCTAAAGTACCGGCATCAATAAGTTGACGAAGAATCGACGTTGCGGAACGGGTAACCCCGCCGATCATGTGGATTAGGCCAAATCCATAAAAGCCTAGTCCTGGGAGGAACTTATAATGCGTAAAATATTCAATCTTTTTACGCATCGGATCCATTTCTTCGTAGTTTCTACGAATAGATAGAACGGTATCGTTATCTTTACAGATTGTAACAATGTACGGAAGTGCTAACCCTGTTGGTTCTCCATCACTACCTGTATGTTCAAATCCTTCGATATCCAGTTCTACATGAAACTCAAGTAACGTATATTCGGCTTGAGTTCCTGTTCTAGAAACACCGTCAATCTCATCAATCTTATCTTGTACTGCGTTATCTCCATCAGCTGAATAGCTAGGAGAACTCATCGGCATATCTCTATAAAAACCACTTAGCTGTAATTTACGCAAGTCGTTTTCTGACATCGTCATACGATGAGTAATACGCGGAGACGTATGAAGATCTGTAGCGTAATACGGTACGATTAAATCTTCTGCTTTTATAAACCTAGAAACAACTCGACCTATCGCTGGGTCAAAATAACATTTCTTAAATGCAGAACCAGCTAGAGGTAAAAAGAATAACATCTGATCCATTTCAGGATCGTATTCTTCCATCTTATACATGAGCTGGTAGTTCATGAAATCCTTAACGCGATTAGCTTGCATCGCTTTCGGATCACTAGACGCGCCCATGATTTTAGTATCTACTGGGCCGTTTGCAGGAAGAAGTTCTTTATACGCTTGCGCTTGAAAATGAGTAGTCGCTTCGGCGAGTAACGGGTGATATACCCCACTCGCCCCTTCGAACGGCTCACTTCTAGGGTCACTATCTACCCCTAATAGTTCTAATCCGTCTTTAAACGCTTCGTACCAATCCCCACGAGAACTAAGGTCTTCATCAAACGCAGTAGTTAGCTCGCTAGAGACTTCAGAAAGGGTAGCTGGGTCTAAAAACTCGGCTAAATTTTCTTCGAAAGGGATTTCGACCTCTTCGGTCAAAAGAGATGGGTCAAGAACGTTATCCTCTTCATCAAAAAGGATCTCTACGTTCTCTTCACCCTCGGGAATCTGTACTTCAGCCATGGGTTGCCACCATACTCTTATTTTTTACTAGAATAAATCAGTAATAAACGCGAACTTTTGGGTAATACTCTTCATCGTCGGCATAATCGCCTTCTAAACGCAAAAACCCGCCTTGTCTAAAACGCATAAGGGCTAAAGTCGTCGCATCTACGCAATCGTCGTTCTCTCCGTTCGGAAAATCTACGATTTCGTCGACTAATTCTTGCCCCCAATTCGTATCAGGTACCCAAACACGGCCTTCTTGGAAAATTGCGCTTACCGTATTTAATCTAGCGATCTTATCTTGACCTTTGCTCGGTGAAAAGGTGTTTATCGGGATACCTTGTCGTCGTAATTCTTGTGTAAGCGGGATACCTGACGCTTTTGTTTCGATAATTACCGAATCAGGCTCCCAATATTCGTACAAACGCATCGCTTCACGCTTGAGTTCAGGGAAATCTAATCGTTCTTTTACACAATCTATCAAAATTATATGGGCGTCTTGCCCGTTATACAGTTCATCGCCGATTTTACCTTCGGGATAGAACACTCCCCACGTTGTAATCGCCGTATAGTCGGCTCGTTCTGATTTTAAAAACGCCGTATCGTAACTTTGTATCAAATAATCGCAAGATGGAGGGTCATCGTTCGGCCATTCTTTAATCCATTCTTTCGGAATAATAGAAATACCTTCCCCAGTAGGGCGTTGCATATACTGCGCTGCCCATTTAGACGGAGGAATCGACGCTTTCGTTGCTTCTAATTCTTTAAGAGACCAAAACTCTGGCCATAACGGGTTGCCTGAAGGAAGTATTGCAGGGAATTCGATAATCTCCCACTCATCTCCACCTTGTTCCTGAGTCATCCGTTTAATTAATTTACCCGTTACGTCCTTTTTAGACCAACGAGTCATTACAATAACGATAGCACCTCCTGGCTGTAGGCGCTGACGAGGCCCAGTTTGATACCAATCGTAGGCTTCTTCTAACGCTTTATCCGAAAACGCATCTTGTTCAGAATGTGGGTCGTCAATAATAAACAAATCAGCACCACGACCCGCGAGTGCACCACCGATACCCGCCGCATAATACTGACCACCTTGCGAAGTATTCCATTTACCCGCGCTTCGTGAGTCGGCTTTTAGTTCGGTAGCTGGGAATATCTCTGCGTATTCTTCACTTTCTAATAAGTCACGAACTCTACGACCGAAATTAATCGCGAGGTCAGCGGTATGTGTTGCTTCAATAATTTTAAGTTTGGGGCGTTTACCTAGTAGGTATGCAGGAAACAAATACGAAGCAAACTCTGACTTCGTATGTCGTGGGGGCATATTGATTATGAGTCTTTTTGACTCTCCTGAAGCAATCTTGTCGAAAGCCTCGGCCATCTTCTTGTGGTGAGCACCTGCAATAAACTCTGGCCAAATCGCTTTAACAAAATCGTAAAACGATGCCATAGAACTTTCGCGCTTTTCACGCTTTTCTAACTCCTCGAGTAATATCGTAAACTCTTTCGCCTCCTCCTTAGAGAGATGGGAAAGGTCTACGCTTTTTAATTGATCAAGTGGGGTGCTCAACGGAGTCTTTGGTTATTAAGACGTTCCTCGGATATCGGGCCACCTTCGGCCATCCTTGTTATTTGATCACGAGTCGCGGGAACCATATCCATTCCAGGAGTCGAAGACATAATATCTGCTAATTGCATACCGACCCCTTGTATTTGAGGATTCGGATCTTGCATCATCCCCATAACTTGCGGGACGTTAAAATAATAAACATCTTCAGGTGTACCTACTGGTCCACCGCTGGCCATTAATTGACCCGCTATCCCAGATTCTTCTAATAACGCTGCTAATTCTTCTTCAGATAAATTAGCCATCGGATCAGGTTGAGCTGATGGTAAAGGAACTTCCTCGCCATATTCCATTGCAGCTAACGCTCGTTCTAACCCAGCTACATCCGTACCTTGTACTTCTTCAGGGATTACGTCAGCAACGTTAGAAATATTAGGCGCAGCCCCTTCGATTAATTCACGGAGGTTAGCGTCTTCGCGTGCTCGTTTTTGAGCTTTACGAGATTGACTAGCACTGTACGCTGTACCCGCTGCCCCAGTTATAATAGACGCAATAATCGCCCCTACAATTGCACTCATTTGTATGATTTCCCGTAATAACCTTTAGCGTAACCTAACCCACCACCGTCAGCTTTGCGAGTTGTAGATCGTGCTTGTTTAAAATTTTCTTTCGTCGGTGCACCCTTAGATCCAGGACTGCGCATCTTCTCCCCAGATCCTGATTTTATACGCTTACGCTTCGCGTGAATATTTGCCCATAATCCTGGGCGACCACCCTTAGCCATCATATCGCCATCGCGTCGGGCTTTTCTCATAATATCTTTTTGGACACGCATCGCTTCTTCTAACGCTTCAGGCGAATCCATATATCTATCACGATCCTCTTGCAACATGTCTTCAAAGCCTTCTTTACCCTGTCGCTCTTTTTTCTTTTGCGAAAACGATTTTAGAAAATCAGGGAGATTAGCTTCGTTCGCGTAACGAGTAGCATCCATATCTTTATCCGAAGCCATCCTTGCCGCTAATCGTTGGATCTCTTCAATTAATTCTTGGAAAGACTTACCTTTGCCTCCACCCCCCGTCATCCCTAACATAGTAGCAGCAGTTCCGTAACCTGCCTCATCTAACAATGATAAAATTCCAGGAGCATTACTTAATTGAACAGATAAACTTGATTCGTCAATCGGCCCCGACATATCGCGGGTTTCTTGCATCGTCAACGTATCTTTATTCGTACCTTCCATCGCACGAAGTAACATCGGAAGATTATCCATAATAGACTCATCAATACCAATATCTACTGGAGCGCGTAATAAAGACATCAAACCAAAACCTTGGTTAGCTTCGTCGTCGTAAACCGCTTGCATATCGTCCATTGCTATTTTACCTGTCAAAATCCATTTCTATTTGATCCCCTTGTCTACGATAACGACGAGTTTCGATAGTATCTCTAGGGCGTAATCCTTGTTCTCTTCTTGCACGATCTTCCAATTCTAAATCAACAAGTCGTGATCTTTGTCTACGTGCCGCAGTTTTTGTTCGGTCAGGATATTGAGTTATAACGTCGCTTAGTATTGGGTTTTCGTAAGTATCAGAATACTTAGAACGAGGGCGCGTTGGTATCGCATTTTGTCGTAATTCTTGTACGATGTCGTCTATATTCACGCCTCTTTTAGCTGCCATACCGTATAGAGTTTGTAACGCTTCTGTAGGTATTTCATCCGTTAAACCTAAATCAAAAGCTTCTAATTCTTTAGCTAATCGTTCTGTTTGACCTTCGACTACGTCTTTCGGCGAATAATAAAAGCTAGGCGGTCTCATTCTGCCTAAAAAACTAGGGGTTTCCCCGCGCTCCACAGCTAGTTTGTATTCAGATTTATCAGGAGTTTTTTCTCCACTTAATAGCCTGTCTTTTATTGCTTCTAAACCCTCACGGAACCCTTTGAATTTAGCTCCAGGACTCATCGCCCCCATAGCCAACCCGCCTATTTCTCCAGCAGTTCCTAATTCTTCAAGCAACGCGAAAATTCTTGGGGCTTCACTTATTTCTAAAGCTAACCCCTCGGTATCCATCGGACGAGAAATATCTCTAAGACCTTCTTGCGAAGTTATATTAGTACCCTCCATTGCACGAAGAAGGATAGGAAGATTTTCAGAAATAGATTCATCTCCAAGCACATCTATAAGACCGCGAAGACCCGTCGCTGCGTAACCGCTTTCGACTTCGTCGTCATAAACAGCCTGCATATCGTCCATTACCATTTCACCTTGTCGGCCCAATAAGCTGCGCTCATTTTGCCTTTCTTAATGTTTTTACCATGACGAGCCTTGAAACTCTTACGACGAGCCTTTTGTTTTGCTGACTCACCCTTCTTAGGCTTACCCGCAGTCTTTACTCCCTGCTGCCCAAAACGAATCGTCTTGACCTTATCGCCCTCTTTAGCAACAACAACATGGGATTTTTTAGGATGACTCGGGGTTCGCTTCGGTTTGTTATACCCTGAAACACCAGCTCTCGCTAATCGTGGATCTTTTTTCTTACGTTCAGCCATAGCGGAATCCTACTCGCGAAAAATTTTTTCGTAAAATTTTTTTCGCGAAATATTTTTTGGGATGCGTAGCAAAAGTACAGCGGAAAAAGAGGCTGGATTCAAGGG